GCCCATCATGCAGGCCCATTACGGCTACGTGAAGCGCTCGCTCGGCGCTGACGGGGACCACGTTGATGTGTTCGTCCAGCGCGGCACCCCGGACGACTGGGCCGGCACGGTGTATGTGATCGACCAGATCGACGAATCGGGCGAGTTCGATGAAGTCAAGGCAATGCTCGGGTTCAGCGACCAGCGCAGCGCCGAGCGGTGTTACCTGTCGCACTACCCGCCGGGCTGGAAACTTGGGCCGGTGACGGCGGTCCCGGCGGCCGAGTTCGCAGAATGGGCGCGCAGCGACGCGGCGCAATTCAGTTTCGCGCAGTGGCCGAAAGCAAGCATGACGCCCGGCACTGACGACGGCGGCGATCCGCAGCCCGCCACCGCCCCATGGGCGCGCAGGCTGGCGAGCATGACGAATGCAAGCATGACGCCCGGTGCGACGACGACCGCCGAGCGTGCCGAGGCGTTGCTTGAGCGCGCCGAGGCGTTGGGTCCAACTTCGGTCAGCGGCGTCATCGCCAAGGTCATGACATTCCCGCCGGCAAGGCTGACCGAGTTCGAACTGGCGCGCGTGCTGCGCAAGGCCTTCAACGAAGATCAGCCGCGCGACGAAGCGGGGCGATTCTCGTCTTCCGGCGACGAGACTGGGCAGTCCGCACCGAAGCCCGGCGAAAAGTTCGTGGTCTATCGCCTCGGAGACGCATCGGTAGACCTCACGAACCGCAACGCCGGCAACTCGCACGCCGTCGCGCGCCACATCGCGCGCTCGCAAAGCGCCGAGGGGCCTGTCGGCGCGGGTGGCGTTGGGGATACGGTGCATGCTTTCGAGGTCAGCGTCGGCGCCAAATTCGGCGAGTTCGCGCGCTTCAACGCGGGGCACGCTTCCGACAAGACTGGCGGCGTAGTCGGTCGCGGGGTCGAGCGCGGAAACCAAGTCACCTACAGCTTCGCGAGGGGGGCCGCATACACGGCGCGCCCGTTGGGTTCCGTCAAGCTGACGGACCTCAATACCACGCTGAAAGAAAAGCACGACGCATGGGACTTTGACGACGCTGGGACGAACCTCGGCGCGCGCGTGATCCGCGAGCACTTCAAGCCGGTGGGGAAGGTGTTCAACGAGGATCAACCCCGCGACGAGCGCGGGCGGTGGGGCGATGGCAGTCAGCCCGGCAGTCAGCCACTCCCCCCGGGGTTCAACGCGATAGGCCTCGCGCGAGGGGTTCAACTCGTCGCACAAGATGTCGCGCAGCAATTCGGCTACCCAGCCGGCGACATTTCGACGCAGCCGGGCGTGAAGCAGTTTGAGCTGAACGGGAAGACCTACAACATCGCGGGCGAGGCGTATCTTGAGACGGGGAAAATCGTTCTCTATCCGGAAGCTCTTTCATGGCCCTCGGGCGGGAGTGCGGTCGAGGCGATAGCGGCCCATGAAATCGGGCACCAGTTGCTTGAGCGGGTATTCAAGGCACAGGACGCAGAGCGCGCGCGCATGATGGCGGACCCGGAAACGCTCGCCGTCGAATTCGTGCGCAATGGCGAAAACATGGTCGGCCCGGGAATCAGGCCCGACGGCTCGCTGCGAACGGATGCGCTCAAGGAGCGCTATCCCCTCTATCAAGCGAAATGGGCGGTTCAAGACTCGCCCGGCACATGGGTGAAGCTTCAAAAAGAGGATGGCGTGACCGACTACAGCCGCGCATGGTGGCAGGCCCATGACGACGGGAAGGCGAGCCTGAGACAAGCGGTCCACGAAACCTACGCCGAAATCAACATGCTGGCCTTCACTGGCAAGCGAGACGGCAAGACCCTCGCCGAGCTTGGCGTCAAGCCGGCATGGCGCAAGCTCTACGCGAACTATTCGAAAACCGCCCGTGGCCTACGCTGAAATCACCGTCGGTGGAGTCAAGGGGATCGCCGTTCCCTTGCGGGACGGATTCGTCAAGGTTGTTTTCGAGGACGGGCACACGTTGATTCTGGCCAGCGATCCGCCCGCGGCCAAAATGGACGGAGCCGGCGGCGGATGGTCGGCGCCCACGAGCGCCACGAGCGGCATCGCCGGGTACGAGCTGGGCGGTGAGCGCCGCCGCAGAAAGCCGAAAAAGCAACGTAATTCTCTCAATCTCGATCCACATTCCGGCGCAAAGGCTATGTAATCCCCCAAATTTGCCGCACAATCGCGCCCGAACAGGGCCGCTTGTGCCTTCCGGGGGAAACCATGAAGCTTTTCGCTCAGATTCGCAAGGTCGATGAAGAGAAGCGCCTTGTCTTCGGCAGGGCCGCCGAAGAGGCGGTGGACAAGTCGGACGAAATCATGGACTACGGCTCAAGCAAGCCGCACTTTCAAAAGTGGTCCGCCGATGTCGCCGCCGACTCGGGTGGTAAGTCCCTCGGGAATGTCCGCGCGATGCACGGCAAGGTCGCCGCCGGCAAGCTGACCGACATTCAGTTCGACGACGGGGCGAAAGCCATCGATGTCGTCGCCAAGGTCGTCGATGACCAGGAATGGCGCAAGGTGCTCGATGGCGTCTATACCGGATTCAGTATCGGCGGCGCCTACGTCGGGAACAAGTCGGTCGAAAAGGTCGATGGCCGCGACGTGACCCGCTACACCGCGCGCCCGAGCGAAATCAGCCTCGTGGACCGGCCGTGCATGCCCAGCGCCAAGTTTTTCGAGGTCCAGAAGATCGACGGCACGCTTGCCAAGGTCGAGTTTCAACCCCCCTCGGAAGAGGTCGAAGGAACGGTGACGGGCACCCCGGCCGAGGTCGATGATCTGGTGAAGGTCATGGCCGAGAAAAGCCTGACGCTGGCCGACGTGATCGCGCTGGCCAAGGCAGGCAACCCCTTCGCCGCAAAGCCGGGGGACAAGCCCGCAGCCGACGCAGGCGAGCCGGATGCCGACGACGACGCAGCCAAGAAACCCGGCCCCGGCGACGCCGCCGCAGCCGAGGCCGATCCTGCCGGCGCAGCCGAAGCCAAGGCCGCCGCAGCCGCCGCCGCCGAACCGGCCGGCGCCGGCCCGGACGTTCCGGCGCGCCCGCAAACTGCCGCGGAAAAGGCCGCGGCCGAGGCCGCCAAGCCAGCCGACAAGTTGGCCAAGGTCGTGGACTCGGGTGAGCTGGCCAAGATGATTCAAGAGGCGGTGGCGCCGCTGCAAAAGCAACTCACAGACGCGCAAGCCGCAATCGAGCCGCTGACGAAAGCGCTCGAAGTGGCCACCGGCAAGATCAAGCGACTCGAAGAGCAACCCGCGCCATCGCGCGTGAGCCTTCGCGCCGTGACGAAGGGCCAAGAAAACGGCGAACTCGCCAAGGCGGCCCCGCTGACCATCATCGATGACCGCGGCGAGGAGCACGTCGCCGCCGGCCTCATCAAGTCCCTCCACCGCAGCGGCGGCGCGCCGCTGACGAAACCCGCGTAACCCACCCCTCCAACCACCTCACCCACACGTCGGCCGCGCCCAACATACCGCGCGAGTCGCGAAGCCCCCTCAAGGAGCAACCTCATGAATCAGGCAGCAACGCAAGAAACACTCGCGCTCGTCAAGGCCGCGATGCTCTCCCCCGACGAAGAATTGCGCAAAGCATGGACGCAGGCGGGTTCGGCGGTCAGCGGGATCACCGCCTATGACCTCGAAGCCCCATCGAAGAAACTCTATCCGGTCATCACGCCGCTGCGCAACGAAATCCCGCGCGTCAGTGGCAAGGGTGGCATTCAAGCGAACTGGCGCGCCGTCACCGGCGTCAACTCGACGGGCGTCAACCCGCGGGTGAGCCAGGGCAATCGCGGTGCCGTCATCACCACGACGACCGCCGACTACACCGCGAGCTACAAGGGCCTCGGGCTCGAAGATACCGTCACGTTCGAAGCCGATTACGCCGCGGAAAACTTCGAAGACGTGAAGGCCCTCGCGGTCGAGGGCTTGCTTCGCGCGATGATGATCGCCGAAGAAAAGGTCATCCTCGGCGGCAACGCCTCGCGTGCGCTGGGCACGACGCCCACGCCCACGCTGACGACCGCCACGAGCGGCGGCACCTTGCTCACGACGAACTGGGGCGTGGGTTGCGTCGCGCTCACCTTCAACGGGTACAGTGCCGCGAGTGTCCCGACGGGCATCGTTCAATCGTTCGTGCGAACCAATGCGGATTCATCGACCGACACGATCAAGGGCGGCTCGGCGAATATCTCGGTTCAGGCGAATATCGCGACGACGGGCTCGAACACAAGCACGATCAGCGCTTCGGTCACCGCGGTGGCCGGCGCGGTCGCCTATGCGTGGTTCTGGGGCGCGAACGCGGGCAATTTGACGCTGGGCGCGATCACCACGATCAACTCGGTGCTGATTACCGCGAACGCCACGGGTGTCGCGGTGGCCCCGGGCGTCGTGAACTTCCAAGCGCTCACGGCGACCGACAACAGCTCGGACACGCTTGACTTCGATGGTCTGCTGACCTTCGCTTCGCAGCCCTCGCTGGGGGCCTACGTCGGAGTGCAGGCGACCGGCACGCCCGGCACCGGCACGACGCTGACCTCGGACAACGCGGGCGGGATCACCGAAATCGACGTGGCGCTCAAGTCATGGTGGGATAACTACCGACTCTCGCCCTCGACCCTGTGGGTGAACAGTCAGGAAATGAACAACATCGGGAAGAAAATTCTCGCTGGCAATTCATCGGCTGCGCAGCGCTTCGTGTTCAACGCGGATCAGGGCATGGTCGGCGGCGGCATCGTGGTCCGCAGCTACCTGAACAAGTTCGGCATGGACGGGGCGCAGGAGTTGAAGATTCGCCTGCATCCGAACCTGCCGCCGGGGACCATGCTCTTCACGACGGAGCGACTGCCTTACCCGTTGTCCAATGTGACGAACATCCTACAGATGCGGATGCGCCGGGATTACTACCAAATCGAATGGCCGCAGACCTCGCGCAAGTACCAGTACGGGGTCTATGAAGACGGCGTGCTGCAAAACTTTTTCCCGCCGTCGCAAGGGATCATCACGAACATCGCGAACGGCTGAAGCCGGGCCCTCGCGAAAGATTTCCGCCAGCCGTCCAGGGCTTGCGGTTGCCAGTCCCCGGCGTCGGACGCAATTCGGCGCCGGGGTTTTTTCATTCACGAACAGGAAAACAATCATGCCGGACGAAGACGAAGTGAACCCCTTCCAGCGGGGAATGGTGGACATGCTTGCGCCCGAGGGCTCTGGTGAGTCGGTGTCGGCGCGCGGCTTCACGATGAAGCTCGACAAAAACCGTTGCGTCAAAGTCCCCTCAGAAGTCGCCGAGGAACTTTCCAGCCACGGCTTCACGCGCTTCGCTGGGGCGGCCAAGGCGAAGTAAATGCCCGATCTGACGACACTCGCGCGCGTGAAGCGCTACCTCGCGATCCCAACGGTCAACCAAGACGCGGTGATCGCTGAGCTGATTCCGGGCGCGAGTCGGCAGGTCGTCAAGTATTGCTCGCGCGAGTTCCCGTCGGTGCAGCGCGTAGCTCAGCGGCTAAGCGGCCACGGGGGGCGGCAGCTCATGCTCCCGGACGCGCCGATTCTCTCGGTGGAGTCCTTGACGGTTGACGGCAAGACCATCACGCCATCGAGCGACGGACTGACCGCGCCCGGCTATGTGAACGACGACACGAGCCTCTTGCTGATCGGGTCATCGTTCACGAAGGCGCGAATGAACGTCGTCGTGTCATGGACCGCGGGCTTTCAGGGGTCCGAGACTCTGTTCATTCCTGCCGGGAACACCCCCACGCTGGGGCCCGACGATTGGGGCTTTCCCGCGGCAGTCGTGAGCGTCACGCGCGTCACGAACGGCGCGGCCATGACGCAAGTTGGCGCGAGCCCGGCCGTGGGCCAGTTCACTTTCGTCGATGGCATCTTCACGTTCAACACGGGCGACGCGGGCTCGCAAGTGGTCATCGTCTACCGTTTCGTGCCCAGCGATGTCGAGCGGGCGGCCATTGAAATGGTTGGCCTCGACTTGAAACAGCGCGACAACCTGGGGATTCAAGCGAAATCGATGGCCGGCGAAAACGTCACCTACACCGACAAGGGGATGACGGCGAGCGCGAGGGAAATCCTGAAACCCTATCGGCGCTGCTACCCGGCTTGACCATGCAGCTCACCGTCAACATTAAAGCGGCGAGTTTCCTTGCCGCGCTACAGGGCAAAACGGCGGCCCTACAGGCTGCGCTTGTGCGCGTCATGACCCGGCTCTCGATTGAGGTCCAGCGCGGGGTGAAAGACACGAAATTGACGGGGCAGGTCTTGCACGTGCGTACCGGCACGCTGCGGCGCTCGATCAATCGCCGGGTCATCGAGCAGGGCGGCTCGGTCATGGCCAGCGTGGGGACGAATGTCAGCTACGCGGCCGCGCACGAGTACGGGTTCAAGGGTGACGTAGACGTGCGGGAGCATGTGCGCAAGACCCGCGGCGGGACCGAGGCGCGCGTGCGCGCGCATACCCGCAAGGTCGTCATGCCTGAGCGGTCGTTCCTACGCTCGACGGTTGACGACATGGGCCCGCACATCAAGACCGAAATCCGCAAAGCGGTGCTTCAAGCGGTGCGGTCATGACACGCGAAACCGTCTACGCCGGGGTCTTCGCCTATTTCGCCGCGCTGACGCAAGGCGGCTCGCCGCTTTTCAAATTCGCGACGCGCGACGCGCAGCTATGGGAGGGTGTTGCACCCGAGGACTGCCCGGCCGTTCTCATGATGCAGCGCGCCGAAACAGTTCAGCGGCCCCGAGGTCTGCCGTCCAAGTGGACGCTTAACATCGACCTCTACGTCTACGTTCACACGGGCGCGAACAACGACCCGGACATCATCCCTTCGCAACTTTTCAACCCCCTCATTGACGCGGTAGAGGCCGCGCTGACCGTGACAGATTTCCCCAGCAACGCAACCACTCTGGGCGGGCTTGTCTCGCGCATCGCCATCGAGGGCGAAATCCAGATCACCGAAGGCAACCAAGGCGACTCGGCGGTCGCAATCATCCCGATTGTCGTCGTCGTTCCAACTTTCTAGGAGAAAACCACCATGGCTCAGTATTCATTCGGCTCCGGCCTACTGTTCGGCCGCAACCTGCAAAACAGTCCGGCCACGCCGGTGCGCTTCGGCGCGCTGCAAGATGTCTCGATTGACATTTCGTTCAGCGTCAAGGAACTCTTCGGGCAATCGCAATTCCCGCTGGCCATCGGCCGCGGCACGGGCAAGATCACGGGCAAGGCGAACTTCGCGCAGTTCAACGCGCAAGCGTTCAACGATCTGTTCTTCGGGCTGACGAACCCGGCCACAGGCTCACAGGTCACCGTGTCGTCGGAAAGCAAGAGCGTCGTGTCGAACGCGGCGACGGCGACGAACAACGCGACCTACCTGCGCGACCTCGGCGTCACGCTGAACTCGGATGGCTCGGTGTTGACGCGGGTCACTTCGGGGCCGACCGCAGCGCAGTACACCGTGAACGAATCCACCGGGGTCTACGGCTTCAGCTTGGCCAACGCCACGGTCGTGCTGCTGAATTACCAGTACACCGACGCCTCGAACGGCAAGCTGATTACGATTTCGAATCAGTTGCTCGGCAACGCGCCGACGTTCTTGGCCGTGTTCACCGAAACCTTCCAAGCCAAGAAGTTCACCATGGTGCTGAACTCGTGCATGTCGTCAAAGCTCGCGCTTGCGACGAAGCTCGAAGACTTCACCATCCCGAGCTTCGATTTTCAGGCCTTCGCCGACTCGTCGGGGAACCTGGGCACGATGTCGCAAGAGGAGTGAGGAACGTGAACACGGAACCATCGCGCATTCCGCCGGTCCGCAAGCGCGGCGGCGTGTGGGTCGAAATTTGCGAGGACGAATATCGGATCGCGCCCCTCGGCTTGCTCGACTTGCAAGAGCTTCAACCGAAGATCGATCTGATCCAAACCATCGTCGGAGCGCCCACGGCGGAGCAGTTCAGCGCGATGGTGGACATCGTGTCCACGGCGATGCGCCGGAACTACGATATCGAGCGCGACGCCGTGGCGGCCATGCTCGACTTGTCGAACTTCCAGCGCATTCTGTACGCCACCCTGAACGTGGCGGGCCTTGAGCGACGGGAGACGCCTCCCGAGGGGGAAACGGTGGCGTCGATTGGCCCGGCATCTATGCCGCACTGATCGACGCCTTCGGTTGGAGCTGGGAGTACATCGACGATGAAATGACGCTTCCGCGGTTGGAGGCGATCACCGAGCGATGGAAGAGAATCCCCCCGATTTCGGTCACCGTGGCCGGCATCGGGGTCGCCCTTGGCATGAAGCTTGAGACGCGTCAGAATTCGAAGACGACGCGGATCAAGGACGAAACGAGTTTCGCCGACTTCATGGCGTCAATGGGGGCCGTTGGATCGTTTGAGGGGAAAACACCGGAATGGGCCAAGGAACAGCAGGCGAAGACGTAACGGTAGTTTTCGGCGCGGTCATCGACGACCTCAAGTCGAAGATGTCCGAGGTCCAGGGCATCTTCGGCAGCCTCACGAAGGCCTTTGTCGGCCTCGCCGCGGTCGTGGCCGGCGGGGCGGCGTTCAAGTCCTTCATCGACTCGACGAACGAGGCCAACGCCGAGGCGGTCAAGCTTTCCAAGACCCTGAACATCACGGGCGAGGCCGCCGGCACGCTCGTGACCGCGCTCGATGACGTGGGCGTGTCGGCCGACGTTTACGCGGCCTCATTCACGAAGTTCAATCGCGCGATCCGTTCGAACTCCGACGAGCTGCGCGCGATGGGGGTCGATGTCGATGCCGTGAAGAACGGGACGAAATCATCGACCGAGGTCTTCGAGGACGCGATTCGCACGCTCGGGAAATACAAACCCGGCATCGATCAGCAACAGGCCGCGATGCGGCTCTTCGGGCGCGGCACCGAAGAGGCGATGAAGCTGCAAAAGCTCTTCGGCGGGTCGCTTAAGGAAACAAACGCCAAGCTCGCCGAGGCGGCGCAGACGAACCGCGACCTCGGCCTCGTCATCACGAACGAGGGGATTGCCGCCACGAAGAAATACAAGGAGGAAATGAACGCCGTTCAAGACGTGCTCAAGGGCATGCAGGTTACGGTGGGGACCGCGGTGATCCCCATGTTCACGCGGATGGCCGAGACGCTCGCCAAGTTCGGCCCTTCGATCATCGCGGTCCTCAAGCCGATGGTGACTGCGTTCGTCGCGGTCTTCGAAATCATCGGCGGGGTCGTCAGCCGCGCCATGGGCGCCATTTTCGGCGGCATCGAAAAGGTCGCCTTGAAGCTCGGGGCGATCTGGGGCGGCGGCGAGGTCTTGACCGGGGCGGCGGCTTTCCGCACCGCCTTGGGCTATGTCGTGACGGCGTTCGAAATGGTGGGCGACGCAGCCGGGCAGGTGATCGACGCGATCACGGCGACGTTCGACGGCATCCTCGCCGTCATGGGGCCCACCGCGCAGCGGATTCGCGACATCCTGTCGTCGGCGTTCGGCGAACCCGACGGGATCGCGGTCCTCGCCGTGGCGCTCGAAATGATCGGGCAGGTTGCGCGCGTGACCGGCGCGATCATTGTCGAAGCCTATGCCGCAGTCGCGCCACTGTTCGAGGCAACCTTCGAAGTCTTGGTGACGGTCGTGCGCGCGGCCGTTGACTTGCTCGCGTGGCTCGGCTCGGCGTTCAGCTCCACCATGGGCACCGAAATCCCGGGCGCCTTCGACATTTTCCTGAACGTGCTGCGCATCGCGCAGGCCGCAGCGGTGGGCTTCCGCATTGCCTTCGAGCTTTTCGCCCTCGGGATTCGGACCTCGCTGGCGTATCTGGTCGAGGGCATGAAGGCCTTCGGCGCAGTATCGAAAGCCGCCTTTTCGCTCGACTGGGGCGGGGTCAAGTCCGCATGGCAGGCCGGCGTCGATGCGCAAAATCGCGTGCTCGCGGACGGCATGAAAGAGGCGGTGAAGATCGCCTCGAAGGGGGCGAAAGACCTCGAAACGGTGCTGACCGGCAATGTCGAGCGCAAGAAGGTCGAAACCAAGGCGGTCGCTCCGGTCGCGGACAAGCCCACGACGCCGGCCGGCAATCAGAGCAAGGGCGGCGACAAGTCATTCACGTCGGTCGCTGACATGCAGCAGGCTTTCGCGGCCAAGGCCTCGATCCAAAAGGCCGGCGAAGACGCTGCGATGCAGCTCACCCAGGAGTACCTGCGCGAGGCGCAAGCGATCTACGCCGAGCAGTACGCTCAGAACCTCATTTCGGCCAAGGAATTCTATGCCGCCAAGCAAGTCATTGAACTGCGCGGGATCGATGCCTCGATTGACGCCAAGGCGCGCGAGTATCAGGCCGCAGTAACGGCGGGGAAACAGGTCGGCGTGACGGCGGCCCAGCGCGCGCAGTATCAAGCGCAGGAAATCAAGGCGCTGGGTGACATCGCCGAGCTTGAACAGAAGCGCATCGGCGCCGTGCGGGCGAACGAGGCGGCCTACCAAGAGGCAGAGCGCAAGCGCGCCGATGCGCTCTCCGGCATCGCCGCCAAGAGCGCGCAGCAGATCAGCGAAATCCAAATCGCTGACTTCCAAAACCTGATCGCGCAGAAGCGCGCAATGGACGAAATTTCCGCGGAGCAGGAAATCGAGCTGCGCAAGCAAGCTGAGGCGCAACTGTTGGACGTGGCCTTGCGGGGTCTTGCGGCTCGCCAGGAACTTGCCCGCGGCGACGAACAGCAGATCGCGCAAATCGAGACTGAGCGGGTCGCGCTCTATGCCCAATCGCAAAACAAGCAGACCGCGCTCGCGCGTGAGGCCGAAAAGCTTCGCGGTCAGTTCGCCCTTGACGGGTCGCACGCGGTGAAGGACTCGTTTGCCACGGCCATCGAAGGCTTGATGTCGGGCACGATGAAGATTTCGACCGCATTCAAGAAAATGGGGCTGGACATCGCCGTCGCCTTCCAGCACTTGATCGCGCAAAAGTTCGCCGAGAAGCTCATGGGCGGCGGCACGGGGCTTGGCGAAATGGCCAAGAAAGGCGCCGACGCCGTGGGGAAGGCGGTCGATTGGATGGCCGAAAAGTTCGTCGAGGGGCAAGCGGTGGAATCGGCGGCGGCAGTCGAAGGGGCCGCGCTGCGCACGACGGCGGAAGAGACGGCAGGCGAGGAATCGCTACTCATCACGGTTGGGGTCGCCCTCAAACGCATCGCCATCGCCGCATGGGAGGCCGCTGCCAGCGTTTATTCAGCCATCGCAGGCATTCCCTACGTCGGGCCGTTCCTCGCGCCTGCCATGGCCATTGCGGCAGGCGTGGCGGTGCTCGGGTTCGCCAAGAACATTTCGTCGGCTGAGGGCGGATGGTGGCAAGTCCCCGGCGACTCGCTGACGCAGATTCACAAGGACGAAATGGTCATGCCCGCCCCGCTGGCGCAGGGCGTGCGCGACAAGGTGCTCGACAAGTCCGGCGGCGGCGGCGGCGCGGTGACGATCAACGCGGTAGACGCGAAGAGCGTGCAACGCCTCTTCATGGATCAGGGCCCCTCCCTCATGCGCAGCATCGGGCGGCAGGCCCGCGGCTTCAACAACAGCAAGTAGGGGCCCGCCATGTCCGACGACGTTTTCATTCCTTCTGGGGACTACCCGGGGATGACTTGGGACATCAAGAAAACCCCGATGTTCAACACGAAGGTTCAAACGAGCGTGAACTTCACCGAACTGCGCGCCTCGTTCACCGGCTCGCCGGTCTATGAAATGTCGATGACGTTTGCGTTCTTGCGCGGCAATGATCGATATGACTCCGCAGACACTCAGACATTCCCGGTCGCTGAGGTTTCGTCACTCTTGGGTTTCTTTGCCTCTCGGCTCGGGCGATGGGATTCGTGGTTAATACAAGACAAGCCGAACGACTACCTAATTCTCCCAACGGCCACTGAGATTTTTGGGGTCGGTGACAATGTCACGACGGTCTTCAATCTTCAACGCACAATAGGCGACTGGTTCAGCGAGCGCGTAGCGAACCCCGCGGACACTGTTCGAATTTGGGTTGACGGAGTTGAAAAGTTCCGCCCGACGCATTGGACTGGCGGCGATATTGGCACGAAGGGCGTCATCACGTTCGTCACGCCTCCGGGGAATGGGTTGCTCTTGACGTGGTCTGGGGAGTATTATTTCAGGGCCCGATTCTCAGAAGACATCATGGAATTCAATCAATTCATGTATCAACTCTGGGAGACGCAGGAAATCAAATTCCTAGCTTCGCTAGGAACGAAGATATGAAGTCAGTTGGCTCGACTGCCAATTTGGTCGCCTTGCTCGCGAACTCGAATAAATACGTCATCTATGACGAGTTCAGGTTCCGGCTTCCACAAACGCAGGCCAACCCCGGAACTTATCTGGTGCTAACGGCCACGACGCAAGACCTCGACGCCTTTGGCATCGTGCAGGCCGCGAACCTGACGGCACCGACCGGGCCGACGGCGCGCCCGGGCGTCGGCAGCATCAAAGTGAAGGGGCGAACGCCGGGGCCCACCCCGCACTGGTTCGATACCATGGACGGGTCGGGGAACATCGCCGTCCATACAGCCAACACTGGGCAGAATTACGTTGCGTTCTTCAGCAGCAACCAATCGCAACTCGTGCTGAACAATGCCGGCGCGCTGAAAAGCGGGACTGGCGCGAGCTTCAAGCCGACGAACTTCACGATCACGGATCAGGATGCGCACGCCTATTGGGATTGTCACGTCGCATCTTCGGCAAACGGCTTTGCTGGCGCGACTATGTACCTTGTCCCCGATGGGGGCATCGACGCAAGCCACGGCTATATGTCCTATGGAGTTTCGACCGACGCAGGGGGCACCGACGCAAATGTCAGTGTGAAACTGGTGTCGTCGGTCTTCGGCGGCGCCTTCGGTTCAAATACCGTCGTTCTTGGGAATCAAGCCACGGTCTTCGGTGCAAATGCTAGCGTGTTGAAGCGCGTCGATGCCTACCGGGTCGGCATGACAATGACTATTGCTTTCGACGGCGTGAACAAGGGCACATTGGTAATCCAACCGGAACAGGCCGAAATGGGCTCCGTCGGGTTCTCAATGGGTAGCGGCGGGACCGCGAATGCGGCCACGCTGGGTGAAGTAGACTTTACGCTGCTATGACTGAAGAAAAGCTCAATTACGATGGCTTGAGGATGGACGAAGTTAGCGCCGTTGAAATCGCCAAGCCGTTTATAGGGGTGCAGATCAAGCGAGGACCAATCGTCAATTCCATCGGGGTTGAAGTATCGACAGTCGATGTCACCCTAATGTATAACGAGGATTCACTTGTCCCGCAATTCGACGGGTCGAATATCCCGGTGGCTCCATTCGTCATGGCCGGCGGGCTCGATGGCGCCTTGCTCACCATCACGCGGAAATTCTGCGCGGCCGGGAACGGTGTGCCGGAAGGCAGCGTGATTCTCTTCAAAGGGCGCGTAGCCGAAATCAGCGAAATCACAGGCACGCAGGCTCAGATCCAAGCGCTTTCGACCCTCGAACTGCTGAACGTGAAGATGCCGCGCAACGTCTACCAAGCGCAATGCGTGTGGACCGTCTACGATGCCGGCTGCAAAATCTTTCCCACTGATTTTGACGAGGTCGGAGTCATTCTCTCGGGGTCGAACGAAACCCACATCGTCCACAATATCGCGGGCCTCACAAACGGGGAGATGGATCAAGGGGTCTTCGCCCTCGAAAAGGGGACTTACACGACCGAGGGCCCGGAGCGCACGATTCTGTCGCAAACGACAAATCTGATCGTTCTCTCCTACCCCCTGCCGCAAGCCAACATCGGCGCGAACTTCACGATTTGGCCGACGTGCAATCGCTCGCTTGCCGCGTGTCAGGCGTTTGGCAACACCCAGCACATCCGGTTCTTCCCCTACATTCCAACGCCCGAGACGAGCTACTGAAAAAATGGCTGACCACTTCGACCCCATCGAAGAAATCAATCGCCTCGCGGGCGCCGCCGAGCCGGGCATCTTGTCGGAAATGCTTGAGCGGCGCAGGCTTGAAGAGCGGCGCGCGGCGGTCGCGCCTTGGCGAAAGGCAATCGTCGCCGAAGCCGAAACGTGGATTCGCACGCCGTGGCATCACGAGGCCCGCATCAAAGGTCATGGGGTGGACTGCGGGAACCTCCTGATCGGTTGCCTTGTCGGCGCGGGGGTCATGGCCAGCTTCGATCTTGAGCCGTATCCGCCCGACTTCATGCTGCACCGCGACGAGGAAAAGTTTCTAGCGATAGTGCAAGCGCATCTGGACGAAATCGAGGGCCCGCCCGAACCCGGGGACGTGGCGCTTTGGCGTTACGGGCGATGCTTTTCGCATGGGGCCATCGTGATCGAGTGGCCCGAAATCATCCATGCGCTCGTGGCTGAAAGGCAGGTCACTCGCGGGGATGGTCGCAGTGGGTGGCTGCACGCGAACCCGGTGCGATTCTTTTCCGTTGAAAAGAGGCGCCTATGAGCGGGCTTTTCGGCGGCGGCACGACGATCAATAACGAGCAGGCGCACGTCGGTTCGCTGCGCGTTCAAACGTCGTCGGAAGGTGTGTCGATTCCACTGGTCTACGGGCTCGCGCGAATGAGCCCGAATTTGCTCTGGTATGACGATTTCAAGGCGATCCCGCACACGACCTCGCAGGAGTCAGGCAAGGGCGGGGGGAGCACGGTCAATAACACGACCTACACCTACACGGCCGCGGTCATGATGGGCCTTGGCGAGGGCCCGGTCGGCCTCAATGATGAAGGGCAAAGCGTCATCAAGACGGTGTGGAAAAACAAAGACATCATTTCCGGGGGCGACCGCTTCACGAAGCTGAACTACCAAGAAAAGCGCGGCACGAGCAGCAACAGCAGTTGGGGGTACATGGCGACGAACTACCCGGCGAAGTCGTTCCAGCATCATTTTCAGGCCTACGTCGGGTTCCAACCGCTTGACCTTGGCGCGAGCGATTCACTGCCCAATCTGTCGTTTGAGATTTACGGGCGATCAGTCTCGAACCGATCCGTCAGCGACCTCTACCCGGACTTGAACCCGGCAATGATTATCAAGGATTTCCTCACGAGCACGACGGGCGGGGCCGGCTTCCCGTCGGCCTCGCTTGGGGACTTGGAGGTATTCAGGACTTACGCCGAGGCTTCGTTCTTCATGGCCGCGCCGGTGTACCAAGAGTCAACCCCGGCGGCCGAAATGCTGGACAAGCTTTGCAAGCTTTCCAACGTGGCCCCGTTCTGGTCCGAGGGGCTCTTGAAGTTCGTGCCCTTCGGGGATCAGAACGTCTCGCACACCGACAACTCTTCGGTGACGTGGAACTACACGGCGAACTTGACCCCGCGCTTTTTGCTCGGCCCCGACGATTTCCTCGCTGAGGTCGGCGAAGACCCGGTCAAGGTGCGCCGTCGGCGGTCTTCCGACGCCTTCAATTCCATCCGCATCGAATGCCTTGATCGGTGGGCCGGATACAACGCCCGGATCGTCGAGGCGAAAGACCTCGCATCGATCACCGTGCTGGGCTATCGCCCGGCCGACGTGCTCGAAGCGCATGAAATTTGCAGCCCGGAAGTGGCGCAGCGCATGGCGCAAGTCATGCTACAACGTGAGGTCTACCTGCGAAACGAGTATGAATTCAAGCTCGGGTGGCGTTACTCGCAGCTTGAGCAAATGGACATCGTGAGCTTGACCGAACCGCTTTTAGGCTTGGCCGGGAAGCTTGTCAGGCTCACCAAGACCACCGACGACGCCGAAGAGGGCGGGATTACCTGCCTTGCCGAAGAGGTTCTCGCCGGGCTGAGCACCGGGAAAGACTTCGGGGTCGCGCCGACGGACAAGTTCGTCAAGACGCAAAACTTCGCCCCGGGCACCGCGAATTCAGTCGTCTTTCAGCCGCCCCTCTCTATGTCGGGCGGAACGCCGCAAATCTGGGTCGGGGCTTGGGGCAATGGCAGCGTGACCACTTGGGGCGGCGCTGAGGTCTGGTTTTCGGACGACAACACGACATTCGCGCGGATCGGCGAGGTCACGATGCACGCGCGCGCCGGGTTCCTGTCGGCGAACCTTGCGGCGGGCTCCGACCCGAGCACTGTCACGATCAGCGTTGACCTCACGGACTCGCGCTCGGCTTTGACTTCCGGGGCCCAGGCGCTTGCCGATGCTGGGGATACTGCCTGCGTCATTCTCTCGAACATCGCGACGCCGGAAATCATCGACTACACGACCGCGACCCTCACGGCGACCTACAAATACAACCTCACGACCTACCTGCGCCGTGGCCAGCAGTGCAGCTACTCACAAGCGCACTTGTCGGGTGTGAAGTTCATGCGCCTCGACGAAGCGGTCCAGAAGTTCGACATCGACGCGAGCCGCGTGGGCAAGACGGTTTACTTCAAGCTCGTCTCTTACAACACGACCGGCGGCGGGCTGCAAGACATCGCGGGGGTCAGTTCGCAAAGCTACGTCGTGCAGCCTCTCGGAATCGAGGTCGTCGCGGGCCTTGTCCCGCTGACCGTCGAAACAGGGGAGCAACTGTGCGTCGAGAGTGCCGCAAGCGCGCCGGGCGGCCGGTGGACGGTGCGCGGGCGGGTCCAAATGAACAAAGCCGCGGCGCGCGTCTACGTCTATAGCCTTTGAAAGCCCCCCATGAGTGAAGTCGTTCTTTCCCATCAAGCAAGCCCCGGCGCACTGGGCGCGAACATTTCCGCGATCTTCATGAACACGTCGTGCTTGCCGGCCTACGTGGGCAACGACGGCGTGGCCAAGGAAATCGGCGGGGCGATCACGAATCAGACGCTCACCGGGAACCTGTCGGTCGCCGGAACCTCGACGTTCAACGGGCGCATCCTGCCGGACTACACCGACTCGGCCACCGTGGGCGCGGTGACCGTGAACAAGCCCAGCGGGCGGGTGAATGTGGCCAATGCCGCGACGACACTGGTCGTCACGAACAACTTTTGCACCGCGAACTCGCACGTGTTCGTCACGGCTGCGGCAAACGACACGACGGGCCGGGTGAACGCCGTCGTGCGGGCCGCCGGCAGCTTCACAATTCACTGCACCGCGCCCAGCGCAAACATGCCGGTTGACTTTTTGGTAGTCGGCCAGTGAAGTGTGATCCTAGACCACGACCGCTATCGCCTGTGCTGGATTGACCGCCGCGGCTCGGCCACCGCGAAGGGTGTTCACCGGGCCCTGCCCGGGCCGCCAGATAGCATCTTCGGCCTTTCGCTTGTGGGCCTCGACTTCGCGCCGCTGGCCGGCGTGGCGATGATCTGCGAGGTCGGGGGCCCGTGGCGCGACATGCAGCAGTCAGAATGCGCCCTCGCGCGCCGGTTTCTCGACTGCCTTGCCTTTGTGG